TGGCGCGACGACTTAGTGAGTCTTGCCAGTGGCAGCAATGATGGCCTTTTAAGCTCTTCTGATTTCACAAAACTAAGTGGTATCGCTACTGGCGCTGAAGTAAACGTTGACACGAACCTTTCTTATACAGCCTCAACCCGCGTTCTTGCTTCTTCGACAGGTACAAACGCAACGCTTCCAAATGTTGTAGCTGGCGGCAACTCAGGTTTAATGACTGGGGCCGACAAAACCAAGCTTGACGGCATCGCCACGGGGGCTGAAGTAAACGTAGTTGATTCAGTCGCTGGCAAGACGGGAGCTGTCACACTCGTCAAAGGCGATGTTGGTTTGGGAAATGTTGATAACACTTCTGACGCAAACAAGCCCATTTCATCAGCAACCCAAACGGCCTTGAACGGCAAGGCGACTTCTGCTCAGGGGGCTTTGGCTGATTCTGCGTTGCAACCAGGCGACAACATTTCAACGTTAACTAATAATTCCGGATACATCACTAACGCAGACGGAGGAAATGCCGCGACATTAGATGGAATTGACAGCAGTCAATTTGTTAGATCTGATGCTGCCGATGTAAAGACATCAGGCGACTTAAGGTTTAACGATGATGTTAAAGTTTCGCTGGGGACCGGCAACGATTTTGCGCTGTATTACAACGGCGCAGATGCTTATATGGACATGAATGCCGCCAGCGATAACATCTATATTCGCAACAGTTCAGACGCTACGGTTTTTACATTTGACTCAGCGGGCAGCTTTACAATTGCGGGCGACCTTCTCCCTGATACAGACAACACAGGCAACGTTGGAACAACGTCGCTGACTTGGAATGATGGCCAATTTACCAACTTGACTATTGATAGTACCTTGAGCGTCCGAGGTGCGATTGATCTAGCTGACAACGACATTCTTAGGCTAGGTAGCGGCGACGACGTTGAGTTTTTCTTTAATGGCTCAAACTGTTACCTGGATCTTAACTCCGGCGGCAATAATTTTATTATCAGAGACGGAACAACTACTAGGTTTACTTTTGACGATGCAGGCCACTTGACCCTTGCGGGAGATCTTCTGCCCGACACAGACAATACAGGCAATGTTGGAACGTCGTCGCTGACTTGGAGTGATGGTCAGTTTACCGATTTAAGCGTGAATGGGACGTTAACGGCACATGATATTGACAACACAGGCAGATATGTATCCAGCATTACCGCTGTCAGCGCCCTTGCGATTGATTGCGCTTCTGGAAATTACTTCACAAAAACAATTAACGCTAACAGCACTTTTACTTTTACCAACGTGCCATCGTCTAGGGCGTTTTCTTTTACGCTGGAGCTGACTCATACAAGTGGAACAGTTACTTGGCCTAGCTCTGTGGAGTTTCCAGGTGATACAGCGCCGACGCTAACTACGGGTAAAACTCATCTCTTCATGTTCGTCACCGACGACGGCGGGACTAGATTTCGCGCTGCTTCGCTTGTAGACTATGATAATTGATAGGAGGATTTAGAAATGGATCCAAACACAATCCGTTTAATGATGGGAGCCGCTGTTGCGGACGAGGGACTGCCCGAGATTGGCGATTTTTACCAAGGAGGATATTTTGCTGGGTATATTAGCCATACTGCAGATGGTAATGCAACGCATGGCCTTATTGTTGCGCCTAGGGCTTCTGGCTATAATGGTTTATCGACCTTACGATGGAAGACATCAAATACCGCTACTTCTGCCAATCTAACCACATATGATGGTGCTACCAATACTGCCAATATGACTAATACCAGTCATCCCGCTGCTAATTACTGTGCGGGTTTAAGCATTGGTGGGTATAGTGATTGGTATCTTCCTGCACGGTATGAGCTTGGAATTGCCTATTACAATTTGAAACCAACCACTGAAAGCAATACTACTGGCGATGGCGACAATGATTATGCCGTGCCGCCACGTAGCTCGGATTATACGACAGGGGATCCAGCGCAGACAAGCGTCACTGTCTTTCAGAGTGGTGGCGCAGAAGCCTTTGTAGCGAATGCACACTGGTCCTCCACGCAAGTTACTAGCCTCCGGGGGCGGGCAGTGGACTTTGGCGATGGCAACGAGTTCGCCAATTATAAGACGACCAGCTACTATGTTCGCGCCTTCCGCAAATTTGCTGTTTAATTTGCGGAACATTCACCTTTTTCCCGATCATGTACGTTCTCGCTCCCAATCAGACCGTCGAGACTTTCCCCTACTCAATCGGTGATCTGAGACGCGACAATCCCAAAACCAGCTTTCCTCGCAATCCTTCTGAGGAAGAGCTTACCTCTTGGAACGTATTTCCGGTTGTGGACAGCCCGCAGCCTAGCTACGATCCAGCGACTCAAGATTGCGTTAAAACCAACCCCACGTTTGAAAACAACCAGTGGGTTATGACTTGGCAAGTTACGCCTGCAAGCTCGGAAGAAATCGCAAAACGTCTTTCTAGCAAATCAGAAGAAGTGCGTTCTGAGCGCAACCTACGTTTGGCGGAATGCGACTGGACCCAACTTCCCGACAGTCCAATCCCTAGTGCCGACAAGGCCGCGTGGACAACTTATCGCCAGCAACTTCGTGAAGTGCCGGATCAAGCCGGGTTTCCTTGGCAAGTCGAGTGGCCTGCGAAGCCGGTTTAGACTAAACGTGAGGTCGATGGGGCACCCGTGATTGAGATCTACGCCGCAGTCGTGGGTGCTTCCATTGGCGTTGCTGGTCTTACTGCATCAGGCTTCAGCCGCCGCAACAACGAATCCAGAGAAGCCGTCATTCGGCTAACGATGGCGGTTGAAAGTATTGCGGGAAAACTTGAAGAACTGCATCAAGACATGCGTGCAGACCGCAAAGAAATTTATTCGCGCCTTAACGAGCAAGGCGAAAGACTTACAGTGCTGGAAAACAGAAAGCGCTAGAGTCAAATCAAGAGCTTACTTTTTCTCATGAACATCGAGCACATCCTCGCGCACCCTGCTTTCTGGATCGTGGTTGCTGCAGCATCTGAGCTGATCGGTATGAGCAAGTTCAAAGACAACAGCGTCATCCAGCTGATTTTCACTGCAATCCGCAGCCTTAAGCCTTCAAAAAAGGTCTGATCCCACCGGACACCCGTTGGATGCTGCGCTTCAGCACTCGATCAGCCTTTGACGAGGTGCAGCGTGAAATCCAGCGCCGCAAATTCGAGGCGACCTTAAAACCCCGCCTGGACCGTGCCATTGAAGACTGGCACAAAACCCAGCCACCGATGGTCGAGCCACCTATCAGGCTTGGCGATCTGCACATTCGCGCACCTTGGGCCGATGAACTCGACACCGATCCGACTGATTAACCTTTTCCGCTACTACAGGCAGAAAGGGCATCAGACCGCAGCGATTGAAGAGCTGGAACGTGCCATCCTAAAGGCCGCACCGGATATTTTTAACCGTGACCAGCCTTGGTACGAGACCTGGAGCACACCAGTAGCAGAGAAAGCTCCAGAGCACTTGATCACGCGCAAGCAGATCAGTTTGATTACGGGCAAGGCAGAGAACAAGTTTGATGAGGCATTTATGAATGACCTCAATCGACTTGTCAAAGCAGCCGGAATGACAAGTTTGAACCAGCGCAGGATGCTGGTGGCGCAGACTTGTCACGAAACAGCGGGCTACAAGTACATGACCGAGATTGGCAACCGCGCCTACTTCACGCGGATGTATGACAACCGCAGCGATTTAGGTAATGGTCCTGGTGACGGATACAAATATCGCGGATGCGGCGTAATTCAGCTCACCGGAAAACACAATTTCTCCCGGTTTGCCAGGTGGATGGAGCAGAACGGTTTGCGGGATGATCAAATTATGCAGAAGGGCACTGATTACGTTGCGAACAAATACCCATTCCTCTGCGCGATCTGCTGGATCGAAGAGAATAACTGGGCCGCACTGTGTGATCGGGGCGACATCTACGAATGCACCCGTAGGCTGAACGGCGGGTACAACGGTATTCAGGACCGCATTTGGTACTACAACAGGGCTAAAGATTACATTGTGAAATAGTTAAACTCGCTACCATAAAAGCAGCCGCAAGTCAAGACCCTTGATGTTGCATGGCGCGAGGTGGTAGTGGATCACCAGATTGACGAGACCGAACTCGTCCCACGGAAAAAAGCGAAGATCCGCTTCCGTGACCGTATCCTGACCGAGTGGAATTACTGCTGCGCTTATTGCGCCGAACCACTGGGTAAAAACGCCACACTTGACCACGTCATCCCAAAGTGGAAAGGGGGTCTGACAGAAAAGGGGAACTTGGTGGGTTGCTGTTTTTCCTGCAACAGCCACAAATCAGGTCACGATTGGAAGGAGTGGTTTAGAGAAAGAACCTATTGGACCGAGGCCCGTGAAGCCCGCATATCGGAATGGATGGAGCAGTAGAGAGCTTCAGCAACATTTAGAGCCCGATAAAGCCCATGTATTTCTACGCACATACCGCCACCGCGAGTGCATACGCGGTAGAAACCGCCGCCAGTGTATTCAACCGGAACTGTGGGCCTGTTCATCCGCGAAAACCGCGTCTGCAATGACGGGGAAGTTCAACTTAAATATACGCTGGCACGCCAACGCAACTTCCCTGTGCTCCAATTGTGTGTCCACATGCGCACGCAACTGGATGTAATGAATCCAGCTACGCAGCGTACCAGTCATATACATCGAGGTAGGAGTACACATTGGTAGGATCCGCCGCGCAGTTTCCTTGGCAACGCCACATTCGAGTAACGACTCATAAAAAAGAAAAGCATCAGCAATGATGCGACCAGCACGCGCCTGATAATCCTCTTGGTGGGACGGGTGGATGTCATTAATACTGTTTTGCCTGTTTTCGTAGTCTTGACGCCTAAACCACGGTATTTCTGCCTGTTGAGTCCTGCTGTAACGGGTAGAGAACTCTTGGAACGAAAACGACCGATGCCGCAGAATCTGCGCGGCAATATCCCTCTCAGTGTCAATCTTGACGCACATACTGACCATCTCAAAAGGGGACCAATGCTTGTGCTTGATCAAGTAACGAAGAAGACCTGGCCCGGTTTCCCAGTTATCTTCGTTACTTGGATTGCTGACACGCGCCATACGCACAACGAGCTTTTCAGCATCTGGCGTAGCCCACACCAGTTCAACAGAGGCCATGGAGTGTCTTCAGCAGCGGGATGAGCACGTCTTTC